AATTGTGAATATAAATGGGCCCATTTATATTCACAATTAGATATTTTCTATGATTGGATCAGCCACTTTTCAAAATTGGCTCAGCCATTTTCTCTTCCCTTTTAATAATAGATATTTTCTATAAAATATTTATTATATTGAGTTATAATATAAGATGTCTAAACTATCAGAAAGTACATTAAAATCGTATGTCGCAACATTAGATATGTTAAAAAATAGTATGGGGGATAATTATTTGGTTAAAATGATGAATAATCCGAAAGAAGTTATTAACACAGTTGAGAAAAAATATAAAAATGTAAATACATTAAAAAGTCATTTTGCTAAAATAGGATGTTTAGCTGAAGCTAAAGCACGTAATAATACAGAAGCAGAAAGTATTAAAAAAATATATATTGATAGGATGTATAAATATGATCAAATTAATAAAAATAAAATAGAAACAAATGAAAAATCAGATAAACAAAAGAAAGATTGGTTAAGTTGGAATCGAATATTAAAGGTACGAGATGATTTATATAAACATCGATTGGATAGTAAAATAGATATGTTAAATAATTTAATTATTTCATTATATACTTATTTACCTCCTGTAAGGAATAATTATGCAAAGTTATTAATAACTAAAACAATTCCTGATGAAAATACTTTTAATTATTTATACATTAATCCACGAAATTTAAGAATGTCTATAACTTTGAATAAATATAAAACTGCTAAAACATATGGACCTATAACTTTAGAAATACCACATAAATTAGCCCTTATTATTCATGAATGGATAGCTAAATATCCTAGTAAATATTTAATATCTTGGGCAGGTAAACCATATGATAATCAAAGTTTAGGAGTAAAAATTACTAAAATATTTGAAGATAAAACTGGAAAAAGAATTGGTGCGAGTATGTTAAGACATATTTACATAACTGATGTTGTTAATAAAATAAAAACAGTAAAGGAAAAAAGAAAAATTGCAACAATGATGGGTCATTCATTAGCACAACAAATGTTGTATAGTAAAATTTAATTAATTATTTGATATTTTCATCAAATAATTAATTCGCTAAGTGTTTATGATTCTTTCGTTTTATAGATACAGTATTCCACTACCGTGAAGCAAAATGTCAGCCCTCGAAGCTAGGTCGGTTATTGTTGTGCCGATACTCTTAGCATACCCAGTTAAAATATTCGTCGCGTCTTGAAGAACGAAGGTTTTCAAGGAAACCGTACTCAATCCGTTTCCAGAGAGCACAGACATCACAAAAACCTGACAATTGTTAGTCGATGGATTGTATAACCAAAAAGTTTCGCCTTGATATTTTTCGCCGTTTTCGATAAATGTTCTGAGAGTGGTATTTCGGGGTTTAACTATTTCATGTACTGGTGAAATATCGTCTGATTCGTAAGCTGTTACAACTTGGTTTTTCTCGAGCTTGAAACTATAAGTTCTTCGATCAGGAGCAACCAATTTGATAATAAAATACAAATGAAACATTTCATCATAACCCATTTCTTTCTTTCCTTTGGACCACGTCCCTAAACTAATCAAATTCAACACTTTATCAATAGCTGGTACAATTGGTTTACGACACACATAAACTATGTCAATTAGGTCATTCCCATGAGATGCAATAAAATCTCTTACCTGAGGAGGCGCATGTTTTCTCGCTCCACTAATAGCTGTTCCAATTCGTGATGCAACTTCCTTTACACTATTTACAGCTCCTTTTGCGGTATTCAGCGCTCCTTTAAAAAAATCTCCAATCCCTTCGCCCGCCATCCCACTCCCACGCATCGTGTGAAATCCTTCACCGATAAATTTGTTAATATCCTGTAATAAATATTCATCGAGGTTATTGTTGAGTTCTTTGTATTGTCTGTCGATTTCTTGTGCGTAATCAATATTTTCTTCATATTGTTGTGAATCTTTTGCTTCTTCAATTTGCTTTAATTTAGTTAAGTATTCCTGTTCAACACTACTTCTTTCTACAAGTTTATTTTCAAGTTCTGTATTTCTTGTTGATCTTTTACTTTCATTTTTTAATTCTGCTTCTTTTTCTAATTCAAGTGCTTTTTCAGCTAATCCAGATCGTAAAGATTTTGGATTTCCGGGACCAAGCATTCCCTTTTCTTCGAAATTAATTAATATTTGCCAATATAAAAATTGTTGTTCTTGTGTTGACGATAATGAAAGAGTATATAACATTTCAGTTTCTGCATCTTTAGTAATAATATTATTTTTTACAAGAATATTAATTAGATTAATTATTTTTTCTTCAATTTCATCATCACTATATCCAACAACTTCATTTCTATAAATATCTTTAACTTGAGTATCAGTTAAATATCTTGATGATGGTCCATTTTTAATTAAATTATCCAAAAATAATTTAATTTTAGCATCTTCAAATTTTGCTATATTTCTTTGTGCAATTAACGGTCCATCATCAAAGCCATAAGTTTTTTCAAAGTTTGACTTTTTTTTGGCGTTTTTTTTTTTGCGCGTCGGCGACCACCTTCTATCTCATCTCCGCCATCTAAATCTCCACCACGATAAGATGATTTAGCTTTTACCATTGCTTCTGAATAAGTTAATTTTGGATGAGCCTTGTGATATCGTTTAACGTGAGTAATCCATGGATTAGTTGACTTCTTACGACGTCTTCCACCTTCCATGTCCATATCACCTCCATAACCTTTACCTTCAGCACGTGCAATAGCACGAAGTTTAGGATTGCGAGCCAAAACATCTCTCACTTGATCTTGCTGTAATTTTTGAAATTCAGCAAGAAGAGGATCTTCATCGGATTCATCAATACCTAAATTAGCAAGTTTTTCTGCACGATACAGTGCATTAACTTGAGCATCAGTTAATGGAGTTGGAAGAGCAGCGCGTCTTTTGGCTTGTTTATCAAGTTTTGATTTAACTTTTTGTTTTTTATGAATTTCCATCATCTTTCTCATTTGTAAATTAAAAGCTTTATCATCGAGAGCATCAAGTTGTCTTTTATCTTTTTTAAGTGAATTTAACAATAGTTCAATATCTTTTTCTTTCTTAAGTTCATTTTTACGACGCATAATTGTGCTAGCCTGTTTTAAAAGTTCACCTCTTTCGATAGAATCCATTGCACCACCTAAACCCATACCCATACTAGACCCATTTGCACGGGCTTCGTATAATCTAGCTAATCGAGCTCGTGTGCTATCTGAATCCTGATACATTTCGAATTATATTAATAGTTGAGATATTATTATAATTTAGAATTTCTGTTTACTATACGTTATTGCAACTGCCTGTAGAATAGCTTTCTTCTTAGCTCTTAACCTTCCTAATGAATCGTAAGCTTTATAATAATACTTTTTTTTGCTACCCCATTGCCAAAATAACCCTTTAGAATCGCGTTCATTTTTCAATGGCATTATAATAATTGCAAAGATTTAATTAATGTGTCATAATCTTGTTTTGTTATATTTTTATGACATTCTTTATGAACTGGTGCATATTGCGGAGGTTCTAATAAATCAAGAATTTCACTATCTTTATCAAATAAAACGCTACAAATTCTACATTTTTCACCTAAGAATTTTGAAACATTTTTACCTTCTAATTCCTTAGTTAATTGTTGAATAGTTAATCCTTCATCTTTGGCTTCAAATCCTTTCTTCTTTGAATTAATAATATTGAATGCTTTTTCCTTTCTTTCAGCATAATCTTCTTCTTTTAATTTTTTTAATTCTTCATTTGCTTTTTTACCTTCTTCTGAATTTGCATAATCTCTTTCAAATTGAACTTGTCTCCTAAGTTCAGTTAATTCGGGCGCAAGTTCATCTTGTTTCTTTTCTTTTTTCTCTTTTACTTCTTTAATTTTATCGTAATATTTATCAATGAGATTATGGACCATTTTATTTTCTTCTTCAGGTGTTAATTCAAGTTCTTCTTCATCATCAGATGCATTTTCTACCCAACGAATATTTGTAATTGCAATATAATGTCCATAATCAGTTTTGAACATTGTTAATTCTTTACCTTTATTAACAGCTAAAACTGGATATACAAGTGAATCAGTTCCAGTATTGTAAACTTCTAAAGTTTTTTTATCTGCATCATAATGGTAAGGATAATCTAAACAGTCTTCGACTGGATCTTCATAAGTTTTTAATTGGCAGTGTTCAAAGATTTTCTTTAATGATGATTTGTAGTTTCGGACTTCGGCTTGAATTGAATACATTATATTATATATTATAGAAAAAAAAATTTTAAATTATATAAAATTTATATCTATAGTAATATTATTAAAATGCCAAAAGTTTCTTCTCAAAAAGTTACAGTCGAAAGATTTTCCGATGTTGCTAAAAAAGTTATGAATAAGCTAACTGTTACTGATTCTGACATTAAATTTGCTGATGAAAATATGTATAAAAAATGTACAAAATGTAAAAAGACAATAAAATTCAAGTATTTTTATAATTTAGTAAAAGGAAGATATTCTAAATCTAGCATGTGCAAACCATGCAGTACTGAATATCACACACGATATTCAAATGATGATGATGATGTTGTAAAAATCAAGAATAAAATTGTTCAACTCAAACAAACGATAAAGAAGAAGAAGAAAGGAAATGCTAAAGTTACCAAAAAGGTAACTAAGGTAATTAAGAAAAAGAAATCAGAATAATTTTCTTAATAATTTAAAAGAATATCTGTACATATTATAAGATGTCAAAATTAGAACAAATTCCCGAGGAAATTAAGGTCGAGGCTGAAGAAGATTACGTCTTTACTTCAGCAGACTTTGAAGAGAAAGGTACTGAATTAAAAGAACAACAGAAGAAATTAGGAGAAGATAACTGTTATGTGTGTAAGACAGTAACAAATGATATGGTTTGTGAATGTTGCGGACACTTTTTTTGCCAAGATTGCGCTAATGTTTTTGATGATATGCTTATAAATGCTCTTAATTATGATGAGTGCCCGTGTAATAAAAAAAAAAAAGGTAAAGAATGTTACACTCCTGAAGAAATACAGAAATTAATGGATGTTCATAATAAAAGAACTGCCGCATGGGCGAATAAAAAATTAGATAGAAGGGAAGCTGAAATTAAAGAACGACAAAAGAAATTAGACTCAAAACTAAGATCGATTAAGAAAAAGAGATCAGAATAATTTTCTAAATAATTTAAAAGAAATTTTATCTTATATTATAATAGTTATTAGAATATAAGACATGTCAATTTTTCAAGTTCTTACTCTCGGTCATCTAAAAACGGCTAAATTCTTTTGCTCTAGATGGAAAAATGATATTAAAATTATAAATAGTGGAGAAATTTATATGTGGGTGGATAAAACTAAATTATGGGAAAAAAAAGGAAGTAGTGAATTAATTAATTTTATTGGTGATTATTTAGATAGGAAATTTAATGAAATGGTTAATCAGTTAAATAAAATTAAAAAAATGAAAGATATTAAAGATATGAAAGAAAATAATAAATTGGAGAAGAAATGTTCTGATCGAACATTTCTTAACAATGTGTATGAATGCTGTAAAGGATTACTAAAAGATAGTGAATTTAATGGCAAAATTGATTCAAATCGAGAAGTTATTAATTTCAAGAATGGAATATTCAATCTTAGAAAAGGTGTATTTCGTAAACGTGTGAGAGATGATTATATTAGCGTGTGTTTACCATATAATTATTCAGATAATGTTGATAAAGATATTTTAGAAAAGGTAAATAAAATAATTAAAAATGTATGTAATGATGAAAAAGATATGGCTGAATCAATGAAGAGTTGGTTAGGTTATTGTATAACTGGAGAAACTAAAGAAGCTAAAAATATGTGGTTAATAGGACCGAAAGCTAGTAACGGTAAAACATCACTATCAAATATGTATTCAAAAGCTTTACCAATTTATTATTTTGAAGTTAATAATAAAACATTCACAACTGATTATACAAAAATTCATAAACAGTTAAATCATTGTCGTAAACCAATTAGATTAGTTGTTGCTGAAGAATTAGAAAAAAAAAAACAAGATGCAAATGCAATTAAAAAATTTGTAGATGGAAGTAATATTAATATTGAGGTTATGCACGGAACATGTATTAGTGTGGATTTACACGCTAAATTAATGACAATTTCAAATCATTCACCTAATTTTAATACTGATCAGGGTTTAAGACGACGTGGTCTTTTGGCTGAATTTAAAAATGAATTCTTAGATTCAGACGAATATGAAAAAAGAAAAAAAGAAAAAGGAATTTACAAAGCAGATGTAAATTTATATAAGAAATTCGAACGGTTAGAATATAAATTAGCATTTTTAAATATCATATTACCTTATTCTAAAAAATATTATGAAAAAGGATTAATAATTAGTAAACAAATTAAAGAAGATTTCAAAAATCTGTGTAATGATAATGATGAAATAAAAACATTTATTGATGATAACTTCACAAGAACTGATAAAAGTAGTGATGTAGTAAATAAAAATGAAATATTAGAATTAAAAAATAGTTTAAGTAAAAATAAGATGACATGGCAATACATATTGAGTGATCTTAAAAGATTAAGATTAGATTATAATAAAGATAAAATGAAAGATGGAATAAAAGGATGTGTTATAGGTCTCAAATTAAAAAATAATTAAGATTATTTATAATTATAATTTCTCTTTATAATTATATATAGTACAATGGCTTCAAGATCTCTCAAAGGTGGACACAGAATTCAAACGGTTGAGGTGATAAAACCTACTAAAAAAGTTACTGTTCATCAAATTTCAGACAGTGATGATGAATCTGACGATGAACCTAAGAAAAAAACCAAGGCTGAATTAGCAAAAGATAAAAAGAAATCAAAGAAGAAGGAAAAAACGAGCGAGGAGATGAAAGTTGCTTCACATAAACTGCAACAGAAGAGGGTTATTAATGCTCTCGCAAAAGCAGATGCTGAATTAAGGTTATTTTTAGTTTCCAAGCCTGATATCGAACAAGCTAATGAATGCTTCTTTAAATTACGCGAATCAGTGTATAAACGAGTTAAGATGCTTGATGAAATTCAAGCTCTGAAAGATTCATAAGCATTATAATTATAAGAATTAAATCTCAACTATAATTATAATGACGTCACTTAGCACCGAAGTCGCCCAGCTGAAACACGCTGTACAGGAGTTACAAGACCTATTCGCTAAAGAATTAGAAGCTAAACGAGTAACTAAAAAAGCTGATGAAAAACCATCAGGAGTGGTCGTACCGGTTAAGCCAGTTCACCGTGAGTTACCGCCTCGATTTTCAACTCGTATGAATGTTACTCAAGCTTATCGCCCTAATCCATCGATCGTTGGACCACCTAAACCAACAATTTATCCGATCATTACCTCTGGTTCAGCTACTGATCAAGCGCCCAAAAGTGAAGTTAATCGTGTGAAATCATTACCAGTTGTTAATGAAGACCACGATTACTTCATGGTGAATAAAAAACCCGAGATTAAAGAGGAGAAAAAAGAAATAAAACGATAACCAAATAATCAGCATAATATCTTTACGTTGATTATTTAATCTAATTGGTGGAACTATCACGGCTTCGCTGGCGCTCAGCCATGATCTAGGAATTCCCCACCAAAATATATATATTTTTACTTAGTAATTCCTAACTAAATCCGAAGCTTTAGCGAGGATTTAGAACGTGTTTACACGACTATACAAAATCCACGTTATTTACGTGGGCTGATCATTGATTTCACTTTGACCCTATCATTGAGAGTGAACTCGAGTGAAATCAGAGTGAAATGAGTTTTTTACGTGAGAGTCTCACGTAAAATAGTCAAAACTATGGTAGTGCATTTCACTCATTTCCCTCTTTTTTTTACTTTACTTTAGGAAAAAAAGAAAATAATCAATATATAAAATCTTTTCCAATTCGGGGGAAACAGTGAAATCAATGTAAAAACGGGGAAATTCCTTCCCCCTCAATCTTAAAGACGGTGAAAATGAAAACCTGTTCACGTGAAGTTAAGACGCGGACATTTATAGCGAAGTATTGTAAAATTTAACAAATAATTTGTTCTCTATAGATATACTAAATGAGTGATCCAATTTTATCATTTGAAAACGGCGAGCCACTGGCTAAGATAAAGGGAGGTGAATTTAGCGGTAAGATTGTTCATGTATACGTTCCTCCTAGAACTGAGGAAAAGAAAAAGACTATCGAGAAACGAATTAAACACCCAGATCCTCTTGCACTATTTACAGGTAAAGAATTGAAGAAATACAAGAAGAAATTAACTAGAAAAGAGATGGATTTCTTACGTTCTCAGCTACTCAAGAAAATGTCATATACAGAAGAAAGTAAAAGTGAGAGTGATAGTGACTCGAGCGACAGTGAAGATCTCATTGAAGATTTAGCATTCTTTAATGAGATGAAGAAGGAAGCGGAAAGTAAATCATTAAAGGAAATTTCATTACAAAGTGGCTTCATGTCTCAGGTGCCAAATAAAAAATCTCGCACTGTTCTTTACATTGCAGGTCTTTCAAATTGTGGTAAAAGTACATATGCTTGTGATTTTATGGAAAATTACCATAAATGCTTTCCTGATCGTAAGATATTCATCATATCTAACGTGGAAGAAGACATAGCATTTAAGAAATTAGAGTTTTATAAAATTGCACTAGATAAAGCATTGATTGAAACTCCTCCAACGATAGCTAAATTGAAAGGTTCTTTAGTTTTATTCGATGATGTTGATTGTATTTTTGATGATAAAATGAAAAAAGCAGTTCAAAAATTAAAGCAATTAATTCTTCAAACTGGACGTAGTCACTCGGGAAATGGTAAAGATAACGTGGATATAATAACTACATCACATGAAATTACTAATCATTCAGAATCAAAGACTTCAATAACTGAAGCAACACATATTGTATGCTTTCCATCATCAGGAAACACTCATTCGATTAAATATTTTTGTGAAAAATATCTCGGATTAAGTAAAGCTCAAATTAAACGTATTTTAGAAATCAAATCACGATGGGTATGCATTAAAAAATCATATCCTCGTGTAGTTCTCTACGAAACAGGCTGTTATTTATTATTAAATGAATAATTTCTTTGTCATTATAAACATGGCGACAAAGGAATTGAAAAAATTACAAGGAAAAGCATTCACTGATGAAGATATTTTAAGTGTTATTGACGGCAAAGCAAATTTAATTAAGTATTCTAAACTTGCTAGCATGAACAACATCAATGAAGCTCTAGGAAAATATGGTGCGTGTATAATTTTATTTTTAACTAAACAAAATTACGGTCATTGGTGCTGTATTTTTCGTAAAAATTCGAATACGCTAGAGTTCTTTGATAGTTATGGTGGAAAACCAGATTCTCAGCTGAAACATGTACCAAAAAACTTCAGAAAAGTTGCCAATGAAGATTACGGTCATTTATCTTATTTACTCGTGAAGTCAGGATGTAATGTTGAATATAATAATCATAGATTGCAGCAATTAACTAAATCTATTTCAACATGTGGAAGATGGGTGGCATTAAGATTATTGTTACGTGATTTATCAGCTGATGAATTTGCAGATATTTTTACTGATAATGTTATGTCTGGTGATGACATGGTTTGTTATTTAACTCATTATCAATAATATCTTAACTATTGATATAATGGAACGAAAACAGAAACAGATTTTTCACGAATCTAAAGCATATGGTAAAGGACGCATGGAATCGTCAGTAGAATCTAAAGATGCTGATCATGTGTATTACAATATGAATATTTTTAATAATACTTTACAACCAATTCAAGCAGCATTCGAAGAAAATAGGGTTATTCCAGTGATTGACAATCCGAGTTTATACCATCTCTCTATCATTAGATTTTCAATGCCCACTGGTACTATTCCAATTTTCAATTTTAATCAAGCTGATGGATATTACACGGTAACATTAAGTTATCTTGGTGTAGATTATGTGAAACCATTAGTATTTGTATCTGAATCTAATCCATCTAGTGCAGGAGTTTATAGTTATCAACACATGATAGACATGATTAATACAGCTTTTCTTGGTGCGTTTAATGCAATGCCTTCTGGTGGTCAAAGTCTTGTTGGTCAAGCTCCATATTTAACATTTAATCCAGTTACAATGTTAATTTCAATGAATGTCACATTAAATTATGATCCAGTTTTACAAGCAACAGCACCATTAATTTTTATGAATTATAATTTATATTCGTTTTTTGAAACGTTTCACACCATCTTTAATGGTTTTAACACCACTCATGGTAAGGATTTTCAATTTGTTATTGAAAATACTGGAAATAATACAGCAACTTTACCTGCAATTCCACCTAATTATGCTGGTGGTGCTGGTTATTCATTAATGCAAGAAGTTCAAACATTATTTTTATGGGCTTCGTTAAAAGCAGTTTCATTTTTAACTGGTTCAATTCCGGTGAATACTGAATTAATTGCTGTGAACTCAGGATCAGGTGTTGCAAATTTCAGACCAATTATGACTGATCTTGAACCAGTAATTCAAGGAGCTACAGATATTCGAACTAAATTACAATATTTTCCTCAATCTGAATATCGTCTGGCTTCAATGACAAATGATACGCCATTAAAAAAATTAGATGTGGTTATTTACTGGAACGATAACCAAGGAAATCAATATCCAGTAACCTTAGCACCGAGTCAATCGATAAGCATCAAGTTTTTATTCCGTAAAAAGACGTTTCATGGTGGATATTAAAATATAGGATTATTTAATTAATCAATTAAATAAATAATCTCAAGTATAATTATAATCAGCCCAACATGAGCTTAGCTTTGAATCCTCTTCAACCCGTGGCGATCTTAGATCCTCGATGCACTGTAAATTCTAAAAAAATGTATGGTGTTCTCGAAGGTGGGTCGATGACCTCGTGGAAACCTGTAACATCTACATCTTATTCAACATCTAATATTCAATTTTCTGCACCTCCTCCTAATCCACGTATCTACGTGGATCGTGAAATTTTAATTGCTTATCCAGTGCAATTTACCTTTAGTGGTACATCAAGTGGTCCGCTTCTTAATATTGGCACTACTGATGCACCTCGCGCGTATCCTATTTCTAGTACTTTGCAATCGTTAGCAGTCACATTAAATAACTCTCAAGTTTCAATTAACATGTCTGATACAATTCATGCGTTTTTACGTTACGGTACTCCCGTGAAAGAACGTGCAATTGATTATTCAATGACTCCATCTATGTTAGATCAGTCACAAACTTATGCTCAATTATTCGGATTTGTTCGATCTCCTCTTGCTAAATATGGTGATAATACTGCTGAAGAAGCACGTGGTGGTTTTCCAATGACTGTGATTACTAACGCTTCAAATACTGCAGTTGTTCAAGCAGTGTTCGTTGAACGAATTTACTTATCTCCTTTCTTATTTTCACAAGCAAGCGAAGAATCTACTGCATTCTGTGGTTTGCAAACGATGGATTTTAACTTTACTTTAGGTTCATTGTTCAGTGGAGGTTATATGTGGTCGCATGATGCAGTCAATGGCAATGCTATCTCATCAATCGCCACTACATTTTTCAGTGCTCCTCAATTATTATTCAACTACATTACACCTAAAGAATTACAATCAATCCCATCATCGATCACATATCCTTATTATTCAATTGATCGTTATCCTTCTCCAGTTGTTTCACTTGCTCCTGGTGCATTTACAACTGTTTCATCTAACAATATTCAACTTAATTCAATTCCTAAACGTTTGTATATTTTCGCTCGTCGTCAGAACGGTGATCAAAATTTTAATACTACGGATTCTTTCGCTTATATTACTGGTATTAATGTTAACTGGAATAACAATTCTGGTCTTTTGGCTAGTGCAACTCCTTATGATCTTTATCGAATTGCCCAAAAGAATGGTACTAATTTATCATGGAACCAATGGTCTTCAACGGTCGGTTCAGTACTAGTTCTTGAAATGGGTACTGATATTGCACTTGGCCAACTCGAAGCACCTGGTTTGTTGTTAAATGCACAGCTTCAAATGAACGTGACCATTGCATCAGTAAATCCCACGGACACCATCAACTACGCGTTGTATGTTGTCACGATTTCTGAAGGTGTTTTCACAATTCAAGAAAATCGCGCCATTCTTCAAGTTGGTGTTATTTCTCGCGATGATATTTTGAATGCTCGTCAAATGCCCTCTGTCAGCTATCAATCACTTCAAGGTGGTGATTTCTGGGGTGGTTTGAAATCAGTTTTCGGTAAAGTTGCCGAAGGCGTGAAAACTGCACTGCCATATATTCAAAAATATGGCCCAGAAGTTGTTAAATACGGTGCTCCTTTGCTCGGCCTTGGTGTGACTGGTGGAAGACGACACAAACATCGCGGAGGTGCTCAAGCCGGAGGTGCAGTTGCTGGTGGAAGACGCAAGAAACACAAGAAGCGTCGTGGCGGTGCATTGGTCGGCGGTAAATTAATGAGTGCTTCAGAATTACAAGCTGGCGCGCGCGACGTAGATTCAGGCTCTGAATCAGAGTCTGATTAAACTAATAAATAAACAAATTATATTATTTGATTATTTATTGAAAAAAGCTAGGAATTGCTGTCCATTCAATGTATAGATTAATTACAGTTCCTGGATCTCCACCAGAAAA